AATTCAGAAACTCTATCAGAGCCTACAACTATAATCAGATTATCATATTTGTTTGATAGTTCTTTAGCAACTTCAATTATACTTCTTGCGTTTGATTTTTTAACAATTCTTCCGAATGCTTTTTGACCAAGCTCCATTTTTTGAATATATGAAAGCGGGTTCTTTTTCAAATCTTGAGAATGAGACATGTATATCGCAGCATCAGCTTTACGCTTTGCTGCTTCTGAAATAACTTTACTTACTAGTTTTTCGTGTCCAACGGTAATCGGGTTAAAACGCCCAAAACTTATTACGATGCTGCTTTTTACTGCTTCGTTCATTGTAGGTTCTGTGTTGATATACTTACTAGGATCAAGATTCTTGAGAACCTTTTTCTTTTTAATTTCTTTTTTATCGTCCATGATTGACCCCAATAAGTACGGATTTTGTTTTATTTATCATAATACTAGTTTCTTAACACGTAGTTCTCTTTAGAGAAGAACGTGCTCATGCAGTATTCTTTTTCGACAGGATAGTCGTGAGGGCATGCTCTTTCTCTTTTCATTTCCGGATCTGTAAAGGTAGCGGTTGCTTTCCAGTCGAAACCGTACACTCTTACTAACTTCGGATTACAGTTTGATATGTAATCAAGAGTGATTAGACCTGTAGTTGGGTTTGCATGCTTACCAGATTTCTTTTTTAGATTTTTATATAAATTTTCCGGATACACACAATCAATTAAGTGAATATTGCTTGGTGTTCTTCCTTGATGTCCGGCATGAAATTTTTTTACGTTCTTAGGTATTTTAACGAAATGATTTTTGTATTCTGAAGTATTCCAGAAAGTCCATACGTCAGTTCTACTTCCATGACTCTTACTTACTTCTTTTCTCGTGTATAGCATAGCTGCTTTGTTTATGCGCACAACTACGTCATGAGAGTCTATCTCTGCGCCGTAACTCTTATCAAAGAGTGACATAGCGTTGCCAACCACGGCAACCGTTTTTCCTTCGAACCATTCTTTCATTTTCGTAATACAAATATTTTGTTTTCGTTGTTAAAAAATCTCTTCATGCAGTAATCTCTTTCGAGAGAAAAGTTGTGTCTATCGTCGTGCATCTTTTTATCGTGAAACGAAGGAGTTGCTTTCCAGTCGAAACCATATACATGTACACTCTTAGGATTATATAGAGATATAAGGTGAAGTATTCTAAGTCCAGTAGAAGGTCTGTGATGACCCAAGTCTTTTTTTAACCATTCTATATCTATATCACGATGATGTAGGATTTCAACTATATGATCGCACGTTTTATTCGTTACATGACCAGGTTTCATAGTCTTAAACCAATTCAAAAACCAAACATCTGTTTTCTTACCATGTGACTTAACATCTTCGGGTTTTAACATAAAGAATCCACGTTTGATCCTGCAGACAACATCTGCAGAATCTATTTCTGGACCATACTTATTATAAAACAGACTCTTAGCGTTTCCAACTAAAGAAACAGTCTTACCTTCAAATACTTCTCTCATGATCCTCTCTGAAGACTGTAATCTGTGTACATTCTTTCTCTATGCCACTCATCAGCCATAGGTGTAGTTGCAAAATCGTGGAAGCATGGAGTTCCTAGAGTGTAGTGAAGAAGCTTCGCGTGTTTATTCTCGCCAAACTCGTCAGGAAGCCAGTTCCATACAATAGGAAGCTCACCGATAAGGCTGTCGTCCAACCAAGTAAAACGATGTACCTGTGCACCAGTTGAGTTCTGAACAAATTCCGGAGTTACACCACGATTTGCCTCGTGACCACAGTTCCATAGTATCACACTTGACCAGTTTTTGCGAGGATAATTTTCGTTCTTTGCACCAAGATATTTCTCAGTCATACGAGTCTTATAATCGTGCTTGACGACCATGACTGCTTTTGACTCATCTCTCATGTTCCACAGTTCGGTGATGTCGTCTCTTAGGATCATGTCTCCGTCAAGAAATAACGCCCAACCCTTATAGTTCATTAGGTGCGGAATAAGGAACCTGCTGTAGATGAAGTGATTGCTTCCATCCGTATGTTTCTCTTCATATCCGCTCAAGAGATTGAGGGCGAGTGGATTAAAACTAACTGGTGATGTTGATAGTCTCATGATTGAGTTTGCGCATACGTGATATGCAACTGCTTCTCTTTTGTCAAAACCGATAAAGACGGGTATCATGACAGTTCCTTTCTTCTACTATGCATTATGTCTATCGTTAAGTTCTTAAAGAACATTTTTTCTGGTTGACATAACATCCATTCTATTATATTTGCAACATACCCAGTATCTATACGAGGATATTCTTTTCTTGAGTCTGTCATGGGTGTATTCATTCTTCCAAGTTTTAGATGTATTACTTTACAATCGGTATCGATTAACTGCAACTGAGAACAAGCTTTTTCTAGCGCAGACTTATGAACCGCGTACTCGTTGATGGTGTCTTTATTTCCATCAGCACTCACGCTTCCAATGTTAATGATTGTGCAGTTTCTATATTTATTTTGTTCAAACAACTGATATAACAGATCAACTTGAGCATACGCATGATACGCATTATTGATATAGACGTCAAAGTTTTCTACTTGAAAGGATGCGATGTCTTTTGAAAGATCGTGCCCGTTTGATCTACTAAGACCTATCGTATGATGTTTTTCCGATAGTCTATCGTATAGCGTCTTTCCAAGACCACTAGTATGACCGGTTACTACTACCTTCATGTTGTACTATACCTTTCAATATCGCACTCAACCATCTCACATATCATAGACTCAAATGAATACTTTGGTTCCCAACCAAGTAGTCTCTTTGCTTTGTCCGAGTCTGCGTGCAAGCTGTGAAGCTCGTTCGGTCTTTGGAATTCATTGTCGGATATAACATAGTCTTCCCAGTTTGATATTCCAGCCGCTAAGAATGCGATCCTACACAGATCCCTTACACTATGTTTGACACCAGTCGCAATGATAAAGTCTTCGGGTTTATCCTGCTGCAACATTAACCATTGAGCACGGACGTAATCCTTTGCATGACCCCAGTCGCGTTCTGCATCTAAATTACCAAGAACGATCTTATCACCCTTTCCAGTTACGATCTTTGCAACGCCATCTGTTATCTTTCTTGATACAAACTCAATGCCACGAATAGGAGACTCGTGATTGAATAGAATACCTGTGCATGCAAAGGCATCGTAGCTCTCTCTATAGTTTCGAGTAATGTGGTATCCATAGAGTTTAGCAATACCGTATGGACTTACCGGTTCAAAAGGTGTCTTTTCTGTCTGCCTTCCGTCTATACTGCTGTTTCCAAACATCTCGCTCGTGCCAGCTTGATAGAACTTAGTGTCGGGTTTAATACGACGAATTGCTTCCAGACAGTTAAGAGGGCCAAGCGCATCGACGTGAGTTGTTACATACGCAAGTCTCCAGGATCCGCCAACGAAACTCTGTGCTGCGAGGTTATAGAACTCGTCTGGCTGTACTATCTCCATTACGTCCATAAGACTACACGGGTCCGTAACGTCTCCTACGATTGTCTTAAGACCCTTACTAAAGAGATCTAAAAACTCTATGTTGCTCCAATTCGGACTTGTGTATCTCTTAACGACTCCGTATACAACATAACCTTTTTCTAACAAGAAATCTGCAAGGTAACACGCGTCTTGGCCAGGGAATCCTGTGATTAGCGCAGTCTTCATTTTATGTTCCTTATTATATCTGCGACCATGTTTATATTGTCGACTAAGTTAACACAGTCGTTTCCTATAAAGAATCCATTTTCATGAAGATCGTCTGCGCCTTCAAATGTTCCAACACTATCCCAGTTCAGAAGATTGATCACAGGGTTCTTCATAAAGTTTCCTGCTACGATCGGTCTAGTTTCAACTTCGTGTTCTGTAAGAACTTGAATGACTTCTTTTCTTCTTCCCTTTAGGTGTCCTTCAAGAACTAATCCAAAACCAAACCAACTACTGGTACCATGTTCTGATTGTAATCTAATACCAGGGACGTTACGAAATGCGGCTTTGGCTGCGGTCGCGTTATGTCTACGCTTCGTCATCATATCTGGCCACTTTCTGAGTTGCTCTTGCCCAACAGCACCACTCATCTCGAGAGGGCGAACGCAGTAACCAGGAAGGACGAACTTAAAGCTATCCTCGAACGGATCGTCAGTTTTCTGATGTAGAGTACTGCCTTCAGACATATCACGTATCCAACCGTGAGCTCTTAGACTCTTTAGATACTCATATGTAAGGTCATCGTTCGTAAGAACCATTCCACCTTCCATAGTCTGCATGTGATGGCTAAAGAAGAAACTAAACGTGCCCATCTCACCGATGGATCCACAGAATGATGAACCTTCCCAAGCTCCTAGACTCTCGCAGTTATCCTCAAGAAGAGCGATACCACGTTCGTCACATATTGATTTTAGTTCCTTTAGTTCTGCTGGGTTACCTAATAGATTAACAACGAACACTGCGGCTGTATCGTCATCTATTGCCGCAATTACTTTCTTCGTATCGATATTGAATGTGTTAGGATCTACATCAACGAAACGAAGCTTATATCCCCACTGATGTACTGGAAAGTATGTTGTACTCCAACTCACTGCCGGAACAATGATGTTTCCTTTATTCTTGTACTTAGGATTGAGGGCAAGCGCAGCAAGTGCTATTAAGTTAGCACTGCTTCCACTATTTGTCATGACTGCATATTTACTACCAAAGAACTTAGCGAATTGTTTTTCGAACTTCTTAACCTCTTCACCCATAGTGTATCGCCCGCTTGCGATTACACGATGAATGGCATCTATCTCTTCCTGACCCCAGGTATCACTTGCGAGTTTATACTTCATTTTATTACTTGCTCCATATTGTTGAATTCTTTAAAAGACACCAAATTTTTTTGTATTTCTTCAAGTTTAAACTGACCGTGAAGTAGACTATACAGTAGATTCTCTCTATCGTGTTCTATTAGATTATTTATTGTTTCAAAGGAATTTGAAACTGACCTAGAGGCGGAAACGAAAGAACTTATAACTGGTATACCCTTCATCATAGTCTTAAATGCAAGATTACTGGAATGCGTGACTACGCAGTATGTTTTCGGGAAGAAACTATCGATAGGTTCATCATATCTGAATGGTTTTATATTATCTTTATATTTGTATCTTATTACAATTTCTTTTTCTGGACATCTGGTTTTTATTTCATTAATGGTGTCTTCTAACCACTTTCCTGGATCAAAGTCAAGTAGAGATGCTACTATATTACTCGGCGGAACTACCAATATTAAGTTTTGGTTTTTATAGTTTGCATAGGGTTCTATATTAAAATTAAAGTTTTCTTTATATCTTTTTGGATCGTTCGATACTATATTATTTTGCAAGAACCCGTTTTTCACTATCCTAAACCAAAATGGTGGTTTGTATGGTTTACGAGCGGTATTAACATATGCATGATCCATATAGTAGAAAGGGATATTATTCTCAACA